CACGACAGTAGGACTGTCGAGAATGGATGCAGAGATTCTCTCATCCAGGAGAAGATCGCACATTGTGCGGATCTTTAATAACTTAGACAGTCTAGTAGACTGCTTAAGTCTCTTCGATCGAACACTGTTCGATCGTCGCAATGAGTGCCAGTGGCTGCTCATCAAACATACCCTCAGAAAGATTCTGAAGGTATCAACCTATAACGTCGATGACGTTACAGCTCAATGGAAAGACTTTGTCAATTTCATTGTTACGGCTACGAGCAATGCAATTGTAGCCGAAAAGGTATCCGTAAAACGGAATATCTTTAGATGTCTGTTACAAACAGACAAGTTATTCCACCTCTACAGTGAAGGGGTGGACAAAGATGGGGCCTTGAGCATTGCTCACCTCATCTCAACGCGTGGCCTCGCCAATGGCAGCCAGCGTACTATGGAGAAGGCTCTTCTCCGGTTTAAAACGCTCGTGGGTCACGAGCGGGTAACTGATGCAACAGTGTTGCATAAGATGTCCTTATGCGCAGAGCGTATAGGGAGAATCTGCACGACTTTGTCGGGCAGGTCGTTGAGCGGAGGCCATGTCTCCCTCAATAGCGCGGGGACATTAGATGTCCCGGCGAGCCTCGGTGGCAGAGCCACCGACGCATTAACCGACATGCGACGGTTTCTCAATGAGAAACCCGCACATGCCGAGTCGATAGACTACCCCTTTGGGACAGTCTACTACCCCCCAGGGCAAAGCCGTTGGAGGGCATTCGGTCGGGTCTTTGAGTCCGACCGTGAAGTCCTCAGTCCATCGGACGGGGAAATAATTGACCGCGGAGCAAAGCTCGCGGGCTGCAATGAGTATACAGGTTGTATGCTCTATACCGTTGCCTGGACAATGTACCAGGAATGGAAACGGGACCACGTCAATGACGGTCTCCCGATACGCCAGGTTACTGTATCAGAACCTGGTGGGAAGGCCCGTATGGTAACCACCGGGCCTTGGTGGCTTGTTGCGTTGCAACAGCCAGCTGCGCACGAGATCAATGATCTGCTTGCGTTTCACCCTTCGGCACACAGTTGCCTACTAAGGTGTGATCAGGCCTGGCAGGCACTTAGTGTCTGGCAGAATCTGAAGATCAGGTCTCTCAATGAGGGCCTGTATGTCCTTTCAAGTGACTTGAAAGAAGCAACCGATGCTGTTCCACTGGACATAGCAACGTGTCTCATCGAAGGATTCCTTCGAGG